CCTGAATGGCGTTCAAAATGTGCTTACGCATGGTCAGCTCCTGGCAATTAGTGAAACGGCCGGGAAGCCGCCGAATGGCAATGGGTTGCCATCGCCGAAGCGTGGGATGCAACCCCGGCCCAAGGTGGCGTCACATTCATCCAGTTCTGGGTTATCGGTGACGACGCCGTCCTTGGTGACATATGGCCCGGTGTAGCCGCAGTTCGGCCCGCGGTAGCCACCGGTGAGACACCAGTGACACAAGGTCGTGGCCTGTCTGCCGATGGACTCACCGCCAACGTCCCCCGGACTGGCCAACTCCCAGCTGACGTTCTCACCGTCTTCGTTCGTCTTCTGATCGATGTACCAGACCTCGATCGTCTCTTGGGTTGGGTCTGCCGTCGGATTGCCGGCGGGGAAGTTCTGCGCGTCCAGGTAGGTGCCCAACGTGTGACGCATCGTCAGCTTGAACTCGAGCAGGTCGTCGAAGGCGAGGCACAGCGCGGTGATGCGCCCATTGACGTTGCCAACCGATAACGTTGGTCGCACCGCCGTGCCATCGCCGTTAGACTCGATACCGTCGATCTGCATTGGCCAGGCGCCGTACTCGTTTCCCTGCCACCAGATCGCTTTCGCCGGCAACAGATCAGCATCTGCACCGGCGGCGATTATCTCGGCAGGGGTGTGCGGGATTGAGTGGCCATGAAAGCGCAAAACATCCGCACCATATTCCGTGCCGTCCAATTCAAAGAGCAGCACTTCGCTACCAGGCTCAAGGGCCTGGATGTCACTGATCAGCGGCATGAATACCCCTTATGGAAGGAAGGACTGGGTGAAGGTAGTCGACAGGTTGAACATGCCAGCGCCATTGGGAGTGATCGCTGGCGCCGTGGCGCGAAAGAAACTCTGTTGGCCTAGAGGCGGCGTCCAAAGGAAGGACTTGAAGCCGCCGTGTCGGTCAAGAAAGGCTTTGATCTCTAGAGCCTTCGACTCTTTCACTACAAAGGTGAGTGGCCACGAATCGACACGATTGTTGGGGCCGTCGCCAACCACCTGTTCATAGCCGTTACCGAACTTAGACGATCGGGTTCGATACTCTGGCGAGCTGGTCGGTGACACCACGGGGCACCAGGTGAAGGTTTCAACGGCCATTTATGACTCTCCAGATTTGCCCACCTACTTGCAGCTCCTGAGCGATAGCTTGCTGCGCGCCGCGCTTGGCGACCTCGGCATAGGCCTGTCCCATTGCCTGGGAGTCTTGCTGCGTGGCTCCGCCAGCAGAATCAGCAACAGTAATCGTCTGCTGAATAATCACCTGCCCGGCAGGTGCGGGTGTTGATCCTGAACCTGACAGACCGACGTAGCCGCCGTCGGCATACCCGCGCTTGTTCAAATTGACCAGGTAGTCTTTCATGCCAGGCTGATTGACGACCTCCTTGCGGATGACCACCTCTCCCCCGTGCACAACACCTTTCGGCTCATACTTTCCGCCGTCGCCGGTGTAACCACCATCCGAAAGCCCCGGCCAACTCGCCAAAGTTTCAGCGGAGTACCCTGCCGCCGTGCTGCCCGCCGAGGCTCCCGCACCACCAGCGCCACCAACGGCGCCAAATATCGCCTGGACGCCTGACGCTAAAGCCTTCCGTGATGCAATTCGCGCAAGGTCCGAAAGCACCGATTTCGCAAAATCAGCAAACGACAACTTCCCGGTCATCGCGAAATTGACGACCGCGTCTTCCATGGAACTAAACGCATTGGTGAAAAGGCTTTTGCTCTGCCCAGCAACGTCTTTAGCGCTGTCCAGATAGTTTTGGTAAGCAGAGCTCGCGCCTCGGGACCAGTCGGCCTGGGCGGAATCTACATTCTCGTAATACGTTTCTTGCATCGCGAGACGCTTATCCAGCGCATTTTTTAACGAGGCTGTTTCCTGATCGTAAAGGTCAGTGCTGAACTGGTCCTTGCTGCTTTTGTTGTAGTCGTAGGTCAATTTGTCCTGTTGTGACTGGTAGGACTGCTGAATAGCGCGCTGCTCATTCAGCCGCTGCTTTTGAAGGTCACCCAAGCCAGAACCGGCAAGGTTGTTGTCGAGCCCCAGTTGAGCGCTGGATAGCTGGCTGTTCAGGTTTGTATTGAACGCCTCCAACTTGCGGGCACTTTCCAGAGACTTTTCACGCAGTGTATTTTCAGTTTCCAGCGCGGCATTACGCTTGAGTTGCGCCGTATAAAGATCGGAGCTCGCGAGCAAGGATTTTTGATCAGCAGTCAGCGTTTGTTTGCCTTTAATGTCGGCAAGCTCCTGCTCCCACTCGACCAGCTTCTTCGCCTCGACACCAAGTTTTTTGGACGATGAGGCTTGATCACCGATCAGCTGGCTCTGTTGTTGAAGCGCCGCATACTGCTGCCGAGCCTGATCCAGCGCTTTGGTACCGGCATCTTCCCGGTATACCGCCGGCTTCTTCTCTGCCGTTTCCTTGTAGGCATCATTTTCGCGGATAGCCTTGAGAGCCGCCGCCTCTTGTGTGGCAGTGATCGTGTACCCAGCAGCGCGGGCCGCGTTGATACGTTTTTCTTCATCCTCTAGCGCCTTGTTCATTTTCTGGCGTTTGGTGAAGTTATCCTCGAGGTTCTTTTGGAAAGCGTCATAGGCGACCTGCCCATCTCGCTGAACCTGTGCCGAGTGCGCAGCAGCATCCGCGGCGTCCTGCTCGGCTTTCGACCTTTTTCCGAACGCGTCCAGTTCAGCCTGGAGCGATTTGATTCGCTCTCTCGCGTTGCCGTCCTCGTAACCGGTGTCCAGGGTCGACTTCAGGTAGTTGATCTTCTGTTGAATAGCCTTAACGTCAGGGCCGTCCCTGGACTCACGCCCAACATTCAGAATTGCGTCCCAACCACTTTTCGCGGCGCCTGCGAGATCGTTCCAGGCTTTTTCCAGAGTGCCGAGATTCGCTTTGATGTTGGCAGAGCGCTCGGTCAGAGCCCGGGCGTACGCTTCCTGCGCAATAGCGGCAGCGGCCTCCTTTTCACCCATTGCCGAAGCGGCACGGATCTGCTCGTAAACCGATGCCGTCAGGAAGTTGTATTTGTTATTGAGCTCCGCGACTGCTTTGACAGGATCATCGGAAAGCCGCACAAACTCAGCAATCGTTTCGGAGACAGCCTTTCCAGTGGCCTTTTCAAAAGAGATTGCCGACGTGGCGATCTCCTCAAAACTTGCGCTGGTGATCTTCCCTGTCGCCGCAAGCTGAGCCAAAGCAGCAGCTGCATCAGCAGTCGTACCTACGGTGCCGCTGATGTGCTTCGCCATTTCGGCAAGCGCAATCGTTGTTGTCCCTGCAGAGTTACCGGTGGTAATGATGGATAAGCGATATGCGTCCTGTTCCTTGGATCCTTGGTAGTACGCATAAGCGAGGACCCCGGCCGCCGCTGCCGCGACGGTGAACGGGTTGACCAGCCCGAGGACATAGCCGCCCAATGCCTTTGCCGCCGGGCCAATGCCGCCGAACATATCCTTGAGCTGACCGCCTTGTTGCAAGAACACCGTCAGAGGGCTTTGACCCGCCTGCAGCGACACAGCGATGTCAGTGAACTGCGCAGGAACGTTGCGTAGTGCGGCGGCATAGGCTTTTGACGACTGACTGCCTTTCTGCATGATCGCGTCGGTTTGCGTCAGTGCGTTGCGCTGCTCAGTCAGCTTTGCAAGGTAATCCTTGAAGTCAGCCTCGTCCAAGCGCCCGGACGCCCGGTGAGCACGCAACTGCTCTTCCATTTTGTCCAAGCGACCATAGGCCGAAACTACCGGGTCAATTTGGCCAACTAGCTTATCCAGCTGGCCCGCCTGGTAGCCCGCTTCCTTGGTGGTCGATTTAAGCGCGCGCTGCGCCCGGTCCATACCCTTTTCAAAACCGCCAGTGTTCGCGACCAGGTCGACCGTCAGTTGGCCAAGTGAATCAACAGCCATAAATCACCTCTTAACCGACTGGAGCAGCCGCATGATGTCGTCCGCCGTTCCTTCCGGCTGATCAGCCTTAGGCTCGCGATCAGGAAGAAAGTCCGATAACTCTGCCGATCCCCCGTTGACCCGATTGAGCACGGTGGCGAGCAAGGCGAAACCTTGCTCAAGGCGTTTGCCGAGGTTTAGGGAGCCGTTTTGTCTGACGTACGCCATCCACGAAATGGCTTCGGGATATGTGAGGCTGGCCTTTGCTTCAGCAATTGATCGCCCGCCGATGCCGTTGAGCACCAGCTCGTGCCAGAACTCATCAGCGGGCTCTATTTTTTTTCTGCTTGCTCCTGACTAACGCCATTGGCTTGCTGAATGGCGGCCAGCAGAACGATGGTAAGTTCGGCGGTGAGCGGGCCATGGCCAGACACCTCCGAGCCGATGATGTCTTCCACCGTGAACACAGGTTCGCCTGCTTTGTTGCAGACGCTGGCCGCAATCCGGACTGCCGTCGCTTCAGCGCCTTCGCGCTTCTCGTCCCAACGCTTGGTAAGCGTGAGAAAAGAGTCCTGACGGATATAGATCACTGCCTTATGCAACTTGCCGTCAGCGTGCCAAGCGATGTCCTTTTTCACCGGCGCCGCGACAAATGCGCCGGCTGCCGTTAGTGCTCTGATGCTGAGTTCCATGGGGATTCCTTACGGGGTGATGACTTTCGGTACCAGAACAGGATCGCCAGACACTTGAATGCCGACGGTCGACTTCACCACGTCGTTCAGAGCAAAGCTGAACGGGAAGCTGTTCATGTAGCCTTCGAAGGTGATCCAGGTACGAGTGGTCGGCAGATTGAAATCAATGTTGTCGTTGACCAGCGCAGTGGCCGTGGCGCCGGTACCAGCACCGCCAGTGAGTGCAACAGTCGGTGCGCTGGTATAGCCGGTACCTGCGTTGGTAATGTTGAAGCCGGTCACCGAGCCACCCGACACAGTGGCGGTCGCCGTCGCGCCAGTGCCGCCGCCACCAGTAATGGCCACAGTTGGCGCAGTGGTGTAGCCGCTACCAGCATTGGTAACGGCAAGCGCAGCCAGGGCCCCCGCAGCGCCGACGGTTGGAGGAATACCAACATCCTCCCCCGCACCGTTGATGACGCGACCATCCGATAGGCCCACGGCCCAGACCAAGCTGGTACCGGCAGTCTTCAGTTGGTGCAGGCGGATGTGCGCAGGATTCTGCGGGTCGATGTTAATGCCGAACGATGCCGAACCCGGTTCAGCCAGACCGGCCTCATAGGTGCGGGCCTTGGAGTTCAGGCAGGTGGTTTCGATCTGCGCGATTGTGGTGTCGATGCCGTCAAGCGAAGTGAAGCAGCCAACAACGAGAATAGTGTTGCTTGCCGGGTCAATCGCGTACAGATCGGTGCCTTGGGTCTTAATGGTCAATTGATACTCCCCGATTTTCTTGGAAAATCACTGTTGGGCGGGCATAAAAAAACCCGCCGAGACGGGTCGTTCTTTCTGATTTCCGGCTACAGACTCACCAGCCAGGCAACATCGAAACTTTTTCGATAGTTTTTTGTGGTGGGGTCTCGCCCCTCCAAGTTGAATCCTGTGACGTGAGCTTGCAGCTCAATCGCACGACGAATTGCTGTGGTGACCTGATCGGCGCCGGCGACAGTGTCGGCGTACACATCGACCTGAAGCCCATATCGATCAGTATCTGGCCGGCCGCTGACGTAGTTGAGCGGTGACCCGCTGATGACCTGCCAGACCGCGTAAGGCTTGGCCACATCTTGAGGCGCCTCACCAAACGGGTAGATTCGCGTGGGTGACACGCCGAGCAAAGCAGTCACAGCCGGCGCCGCCGCGCAGACTTTGAAAATTGGTGCAGCCATCAGTTCGCCCCCAACTTGATCAACTGGTATTTGGCCGAACTGAGGAATTCCTTGAAGACTTCCTCGCGCTTGCTCGCCAGTGCGCCGCGCATAAACGGAAACGAAGCGGAGTGCTCAGTGCCAAGCTCGACATACCACCAGTAGAAGGTGTTACCGCCACGTTGGCCTGACCTCGATTTCTTCACGCCGACCGAAACAATGGCCGCGCCCAGTTCCTCGCCGAGCTTCTTCTGCTCGATCATTGCGATGTTGCTGGAGATTTGGTTTCGAGTTTCGGGGTCATCGATGCGGTCAGCGCGATCCTTCGCCTCGATCATGACCAACTCCATCGCATCCTTCGCCGCCGGTACCGCCACTTTGCTGCGCATGCCCTGGGACAACTCGCGGAACTTTGCCGACAACTCATCGGCGCCAGTCAGCTTGTAGCTCACCCAGTCAGCCATCGTTCACCCCCGCAGACACCGGGATCACCAGGTAATCCAAGCCGGAATCGTTGTCTGTCATCGGTGTTGTGAAGTTCCAGATACGACCGCGATGGATGCCGCGCATGCTCGCAACGACTCCATCCCGATACCGGATCGTGATCTTGGCCGTAACCTCGGACTGAATAGCCTGCGCCGCCAGCAGCTCACGGCTATTCACAAACTCAAACTTGGCGGGAACCTTGACCCAGCGGTCCTGCCATGCCTGGATCATTTCCCCGCTTCCTGGGTCCTGAACTTGTACAGGTTCCTGGATGATAATCCGGTGTCGTAGAAGACCTGCTCGCATGATCAAGCCTCCGGTAGCGCGGCGCCGTAAAAGTTTCTGCAGGTGAAAAGCAGGCTTTCGACAGACAGTGGGACTTGCGCGGTAATGGTCCCGGTCACCACTGCTTCGCGGTTTGCGAACCAGTGCGCGACCAGCATCAGAACCGCCTGGATCATGCGGGCCGGAACCTTTTCCGCTGTATCGATCAGAGGCTCATCACAAGTGAACAAGCAGTAATCCAGAGCAGCCTGGCAGTACTGGCGAAGCAGCAGGTCGTGATCCTCATGATCGATCTCGCACTGAAGGCGTAACGTTTCAATTTGGACCACGTCTAGCGCTTCTATGGCCACCATTTCAGCCCTCCTTTTTCTTCGACTTAGAGGCCGTGGTATTCGGCGTGATGGGGGTCACCAGCTCACCTTCGACCACCTCTGCCAACTCCATACCTACCAGGGCCTCCGCCCATTCGTCCTTTACCTCTCGGACCTCGAACTGATCGAAGTTCCCGGCGTGGTAATGGGAAAATTGGCGCAATGCGCGGATCTTTGTCATAGCGTTGCCGGGGCAGTTGCCTGCCCCGCCCTCGGTTATGGAGCGGTTGCAAAAGGACCGGTGATGATCGCGGTTGGCCGGTAGTGAGCTAGGGCCAGGCGTTCTTCACAGAGGATCGTCAGCATGTTCTTCACGAAGTTGTCGCGGTCTTCACGACTGACTTCCACGGTTGCGTCCATGCGGTCCCATACCTGGGATGCCAGATCAAAGCCGCCCACGGTGAAGGTACCCAAAGCCTGGGCCTTGGTCGAAACCACCGGAAGCCCCCACATTACTTTTGCAGCGAATGCAGCCGGTCCACCGAAAATGTAGCGGCCGTTCTCATCCTTGAGCAGAGCGATGGCATGCCAGTCACGCGGATTGAGGATGATGCCGGAGGCTTCAAACTCTGATTCGCTGGTCTGAAAGATTGCGTGAGCAATTTTATCAGCACGAGTATCGCCGGTGACGTTCAGGGAGGCATCGTAAGCGGTGGCAACCTTGTTCAAGCCGGTCAGATTGTCGCCGGTGCCGTCGCCGTTCAGCAGCTGACCTTCTTCCACCAGCGCCAGACCAAACAACAGACGGTTGTTGACGTAGGATTCCAGCATCGGCGCATCGTCCATCACCTGGCGCGAAGCCTGAATCCAGTGGGCGATGGTTTTGACGTTCGCGGTTTCCTTCGTAAAGGTCAGGTTCGACTCAGGCTTCAGAGTGCCCTCCGCCACCGGCGCCGCACTGTTGGTGAACACGTTCTCGCGAACATATTCCAGCGAGTTAGAACTGATGCGGCCTTGAGCCAAAAGGTCGCGGATGGTCAGGCGACGCAGGCCAGGCATCAAGATGCCAGCGTTACGTTGCGGCTCGATCAACGCGCCAGCAGAACCCGCAGTACTGCCGAGTTGCTTGTTGAAGCTTTTGACATCGACTTTGCCCGAGGACTTGCCGTCCCATGACTTTTGCAGATCGAGTGCAGTCTGTTCGGCAAACGACTTTTTGGTATCGGGGTTATCCAGATTACCGGACGCAAGTTTCTGCTCAAGGTCAAACAGACGGGTGCCGGATTTGGTCAGTTCTTCCTGCACCGACTGCAGATCGGTTTGCAGCTTCTTACTGATTGCACCGGTCTCGGTGATTTCCTTTTTCTGCGCGTCGAACAATTGAGTCATGTTCGTCTGCGCGTCTTCGATTGCATTTTGGATCTGGGCCAATTCGGACATTTTCAGTTTCCTACAGTTGGGAAGGTTTTGAGGCGATTGAGAATCGCGGTGATTTCGCCACCTTCGGAATCGCTCCGAACTGCGGACTTGATCCGGGCGATAAGGCCCAGAGCTTGCGACTTAGAAAGACCGGCCGAATCCCTCAGCCAGTGCTCAACGTCGCGAATCGTTTCGATGCTCTCCATGCTTTTGAGCGCCGTGACCGTGGCATGCTCGTTGGCAGGAAAGGTGCAAATGCTGATTTCACTCAGTCCGGCGAAGCTCTTGAAGGTGCGGCCGGTAGCGGTGATGTCGAATCCGTCACGGGAAGCGGTAGCGCCGATTGAAAGTCCCTCTACCGTTCCGTGCTGCATGGCTGCCTTGATCGCCTCGGCCTGCGTGTAACCAGGTGTTAATTCGCCTCGCGCGATAAGCCCCTTACTGTCCTCCTCAAGATTCAGCCACTTACCTACGGGTATCTCGTTGCGACGATGATTGAAGAACATTGCGACCTGCCGGGTCTGGCCAGTCAGTGCCTTTTTGAAGGAGCCCGGCAAAATGATGTCGCCATCAGAGTCGGTCACGTTAAACACCGAGGCATACCCCTCGAAAATGCCCTGGGTACCGTTTCCGGCGAACTTGATTTCAGCCTGATCAAAGGCGATCTTTTTTTCAATGATGGACATTCGGTAGCTCCAGAAAAACTAAACCCCGCTGGGTGCGGGGTTCGTTTGGCCAAGTTGAGTAAGCGGCACGTTCTGAGACTGCCGGGTTGCGACATCGCCGCCGGGGAGCGGTGGCCGGTTATCAATGCGGCGGCCTTCGTTAATAGTCAGGAGCCCCGTATCGACCTGGGTCTTCATGTAGTTGGCCCGAGCGGTCGAGTCACCACTCAGCAGGCCGGCACGGTTGTGCTCGGCGTGGAAGCGGCCCACGTCGGCTGGTTTTACGAGCCAGCGCTGAATACTGGTCTCCCAAATTTCAAGGTATGGGTCGAGGGTGTACTGCAGAAACCCGAGATTTTGCTGCTCAATGCCGGAGCCCCAACTGGTGGACTTTTCAACGTCGCCCACCAGGTGGGGTGGAACGCCGAAGAATCGGGCCAGCTCGCTGACCTGAAACTTTCGAGCAGCCATTGTCTCAGCGTCTTGCGGGCTCACACCGATTGCCTGGGTGGTGAACCCGCCTTCGAGGATCCATAGCCGCTTCCTGACGGGCCCGCCGGAAATTTCCTTGAAGTTCTCTTCGAGCTGCGCGCGTTGATCCTTGCTTAGGATCTTGCCGTCGGTCATCAGGAGCTGTGGTGACTTTGCGCCGTTGGCATAGAAGTCCCGCTGTTGGTCCTCCATGGCCACCGCTACACCGGCCGTTTTTGCACCGAAGGCAATGGGCGACAGACCGACCAGACCATTAAATCCAAACCCTTTCAGGTGGAAAATATCGGTGTGTTTGAAGTCGGCATACTCGGTGTCGCGCCGGTACCGATAAACGATGCGCTTGCCTTCCAGGCGGACGTCCATGTTGACCGACATCAGAGGCACAAGACTGATGATATCGCCTGCGGAGTTGCGCTCGATCAGTGCGTAGGCGTTGCCGTAGTAGCAGAGTTGCATGGTCATGGCCACGCGAAAATCGAACGCCGTCATGAATTGGTTTGGGCTGTAACGAAGCAGGCGAGCAAGCGGGTTATCCAGCCCTACTTTTGTTCTGTCGTCACCCTTGGTCTCAAAAACATCCAGCGGCAGGCATGCAGTCACGCTGGAAATCAGGCGTACGCAGGCAAAAACGGTTGAGATTTGCAGCGAGCGCTCATCGTTCACCACCGACTCGCCAACCACCCCGGATGCAGAAACAGGACCTGTTTGCGATCCTTTTTCTGGAGTGACAAGCCGGCCGCCAACGAAGAAGCTCGCCATACGCGCCCAGAATGGGCTACGAGTGCGCAGGTCAATGCTGTAGTCGGTATCTGCCATCACATGCTCAATGGTTGGTTGAGGAAGGCGTCAGCGCTGTCCACGTTGCACAGCAGCATTGCCCGGTTGACGCCCATGAGCGTGGCCACAGCGCCGTCAATTTTCTTCGCAGCCTTCTCTTTTCGAGGGAAGACGTTTTCGTTTGCGTCTGGTTTCGCGGTGACGTTGCCCAGCATCCAGGTGAGGATCGGGTTGCCGTCATGGTGGAAGCGACCGTTGAGGATCGCCCCGTTCATTTCCTTCATCGCAGGGGAGAAGGTCTTCGTGGTTTTCGGGATCTTCACTGGCGTGTGGCCGGCCCCCTCGAAGTCCTGGGCGATCTGAAACGCGCCCCATTCATCGTGGGGAATCTCGGTGAGAGAAACGTTCTTGGCGTCTGCCAGCAGATCGTCACGCACCTGGTTGAAGCTCACCTCGGCGCCGTCGTGCGACGTCAAAAGGCCCATGTTCACCCACTTCTGATAGCGCTCGATCACCGACTTCTCGCTGCCGTACTGAATCGTCTGATCGGGCAGGTAGAAGCGCGGCGCGATGCTGTAGTAATGCAATACGCCGTCGATCACGCGGTAGAACAAATTGATGCGCGCACAGATGTCGGTCTTCGACGCTAGGTCGAGACACATCAGGCATTCGGTGCCTTCGAAATCTTCCATTACCAGCCCGGGATCAGCGCAGTCCCGCCAGGCTTCCATGTTGAAATACACCTCGCGGGCCGATACCCAGACGTTCAGGTGCTTCGTTTTGAAGGTGTTCTGGAAGCTGGCGTTCTTGATTGCCTTCTGTTGCTGGCTGATCAAGTAGTCTTCGTAGACCGATACCCCCATGTTCGGGTTGGCCTTGGCCATGACCTTGGGGTCGGTCCAGTCGTCACCCTCGTCGATCGTCCAGACCCAGCCGAACAACTCTTCATCAGGGACGGTGCCCTCGAGCATTTCCACCACACGGCCGCGCATGTCGTAGCAAGGGCCTTCGATGTTGCTCCCGGCGGTGGTGATGATGAACATCAGCGGCTGCCGACGCGCGCCCATGCCGGTGAGCATGGTTTCGTACAGCGCCGCACTTTCATGTTCGTGATATTCGTCCACGATCGCGCAGCTCGGCGATGCGCCGTCACCCGGGTTACCGATGACGACCTCAAACCGCGCGCCATCTTCCGGCCGGCTCATGTTCGAGGCGTTGACCTCGATGCCAGCGGCCTCGATCAGCATCGGCGAGCGCTTCACCATCAAACGAGCTGGGCGGAACACCTCCCACGCCTGCTTCTCAGTGGTGGCGCCGCTGTAGATCTCGGCGCCGAACTCGTTGTCCGCGACGAACATGCCGATGCCGACGGCGGCGGCAATCACGCTTTTGCCGTTTTTGCGGGGCACTTCCCAGTAGCTTTCGCGGAACCGGCGTAGACCCGACTTCTTTTTGACCCAACCGAACGTCGCGGCCAGGCCAAATTTCTGCCACGGCTCCAAGGTGATGAGCTGACGCTTGAATGCCCACTCCCCTTTTACGTGCGGCATCATTTGGGCGAGAGCTAGTTTCTTCTCGGCTTTCTTCGGATCGAACTTATAGGGGAACCCGGCCGACTTGCTTTTAACCAGGTCGTCCAGATGCCGCTGACAGGCGAGCTGCACAAGTCGGCATGCGGGTTTCCGACCTCTCACAACATCCCGCGCCCAGCGGTTCGCCGCCTCGACGTTGGGGTGCTTGTAGGCCATGGTTATCCATTAAGAAGTGCTGAAAATTCGTTGGTACCGGCCGGCTTTTTACCGCCAGTGAGACGGGATCGGCTCGACGGGTCGAGGCCGAGCAGTGAACCGAACGTAACCATTTGCGCCATGGCCTCCTTTGCGGCGGTCAGGGCTGGGTTTTTTATGGGCGAGCCCATTGCCGACTGAACGACGATCCCGAACTTGGTTACCGATTCCTGAGCTGCACGCCAGTTCGCATAGGCCGTGCAGAACGCCTCGACGTTGTGCAGATCGGTGACGCATAAAATCTTCTCGGCCAGGAGCGATGGAACAACCCTGGACCACATTTCTTGCGAGTTAGGACATAGCCACTCTGGGGGTTCAATTTTGGTAACGAGCGCAAAGTCGGGCTCGTTCTTGTTGAGTTTTCGTTTGCCGGGATTACCGGCCAACTCCTTGCTGGCCGTGGGTTTGGGGCGACGGCCGGACCGCCCCTTTACCCCCGGCATCGGCGAGACTCCTGAATTT